CCGTTGAACATTGGAATGACATCTGTTTATCTGTGTGTGTGGCCGTGGCTCTATGTCAAGAACAACAACATTTGGACAATACAGAGATTGTTGTATCTGTTTCAGTTGAGGATCATCTATTGAAGGAAGACGAGCATCTGTTATTTTTGTAATATTTTCCATCCTGATCTCATTGTTCTATTATACCTATGACTTGCATGTATTGTAGCAAAACTTAATCCAAGTTCCAAACACTTTCCTCGTAGATTACCAACAGTTTCGTGCCTTATTCCATCTGGAGAGATTAATGTCCATTTTCTTGAATTTGGATTTTTATCTCCTACCAACCGACCCTTGTTTGCTCTGCTTATAAGTCGTTTAGTTTTTTCTGATTGAGACTTTCCGTACATTGGATTGTTCTTTCCTGCAACGGCCTTACTGATTTTTGCCTTTGATTCTGCTGAGTGTTTCACCGGTCCGTATCCTCCTGCTTGTATTTGTTTAACATGTCTTTTTAATCTTTGTTGTTCCGCAGTCTTTTTATTTCCATATATTTGTTCATATGTTTTACCTCGATGATTGGGCGGCAATCCTCCACCATCTGTTATATTATATCCATGGGGTGCTATGGTATTATATTTGTCTATGTATTTCTGTTCATTGTTCACTGTGTCTTCTGCTATAACTTTAAACTTAATTTTATCCAATCCGTATTTCTTTATCGCTTGGAACACCAATTTAGAGCCCTGATTATGTCTATGGCCTTTCCAACGTTCCTCTGGGTTAGTTGTATATCCTATATAGGATCTATTATTGATTAAATTTGTAATTTTATAGATGTAACCCATACATCTATTTATGACTGAACTCGTGTCTTACAATGAGAACTTCTTGAAGTCGTCTTTTTTAACGTCTTGTTTGATACCACCAACGATATAGCTTTGAACTTGCGTTTGCTGTGGCGCCACCTGCATGCCTTTGCTGGATAACCAGTGTGATGTCCATGGCAGAGGATTTTGAGATGCTGGTGTGTCAAACACAGGATCAAATCCCAGTGCTTTCAATCTCTTGTTGGCAATGTGTTCCACATACTGACCCAACAGTTTTTCATTTAATCCAATAATGCTTCCGTCTTTGAATAGATGTTTGGCCCATGCTTTTTCTTCTTCCACACATTTTTTAAACATTTCAATCACAGTCTTGTCCTGTGATTTCATTATCTTCAACATGTCCCTGTCATCACCTTTTTGCCAAGCCTTGATCACGTGTGTGGTCAGATTCAAGTGTGTTGCTTCATCTCGAGCAATCAACGATAGAATCTTTGCTGAACCTTCCATCAGTTTCAATTCACCAAATGCAAACGTACAAGCGAAAGACACATAGAATCGTAATCCTTCCAACAGGTTCACGTTGATCATTGCCAGGTATAATGCTTTCTTAACTTCTAATATATCGCCTTTGCCTTGTACAGTCCAATTCAGTGCTAATTCTGAAAACCTATCATAGTTCTCTGTGACTGATACTGCTCGTTTTAGAATCTCGTTGTCGTTTAGAATAGTGTCAAACACTTCTGAAGGATCTGCATACACATTTTTCATGATGTGCGTGTAGGCTCTTGAGTGTATGGTTTCGAAGAAATCCCAAGTCACAATACAACCTTCTAACTCTGAGTTGGAACAATAGGGTAGAAATGACAGGCAAGGTCCTCTGCCTTGTACTGAGTCAAGCAGTGTTTGGTATTTTAAATTACTTGTGAATATGTGTTTTTGTTCTGGACGGAATCCCTGGAAGTCTGCTCGATCTTTCTGCAGTGATACTTCTTCTGCTCTCCAGAAGTAACCCAGCATGGTTTGATTTAACTTGTCAAACTGTGGATATTTGAATACATCGTATCGCTGGATAGCTTGATCTTCACCAAAAAACATGGGTTGTTTGGACCAATCTACTGCGTTTCTATTGAATACTGTTTTTGCCATTGTGTTTTAATTATACTATTTCTTGTATTTCTGTCAACTAGATCGCACACGCATCACATTCGGCATCGTCGTCCACTGCTGTCTGTGGCAGTTCCACATCTTCGCCTTCTGCTGGTTCACCGATACCTGACGGTTGATGATCTTCCTCTTCGTCACCTTTGAAATCATAGGTGTTTTGGTAATAAGATGTTTTCCATCCATATTTGTAAGATGTCAGTAGATCGTTTGCCATTACTGATAGAGGCACTTCATTGTTCTCATAATTTAAAGGATTGTATGACCAGTTGCCAGATATAGCCTGATCAAAATATTTCTGCATCATGGCCACAACATTAATGTAACCTTCATTGCTCTTCATGTCCCATAGTAGAGTGTAGGCATTTTTAAGTTTAGGAAAGCCTGGCACTATCTGTTTCAGAGGACCTTTTTTAGATTTTTTAATTGACAATAGAGCTCTGGGTGGTTCAATACCGTTGGTCTCATTAGATACCACAGACGAACTTTCACTCGGCATTTGTGCTGACAGAGTGGAATGTCTCAGTCCGTATTTCAGGATGTCTTTTCTCAGAGCCTCCCACGCATATCTGGTCTTGTGGGGGATAATTTTATCTATGTCCTTTTTATAAGTGTCTATTGGTAGGATCCCGTCTGCATATTTGGTTCTTTCAAATCCTTCACACTTGCCTCGTTCTTCTGCCAGTTTGTTGCTGGCTCGCAGTAGATTGAATTGGAATGCCTCAGACAGTCTGTCCACAGCGTCCCATGCATCTCGGTCCTCGTACTTCAATCCCAGTTTCGCCAGGTAGTGTGCCAGACCGATGTAACCTATGCCCAACGATCTTCTTTTCCTTGTGGAAATTTCCGCGGCTTTAACTGGATACTCTTGATAGTCTATGATCTCTTCCAGTGCTCTCACTGCTAGCTCACATAAATTTTCCAACTCTTCTAAGTTGTTCAGGGCACCTACATTTATTGCTGACAGGATACACAGTGCTATCTCACCGTCCACATCGTCAATGTGTTTGATGGGAGTGGTGGGCAGAGTGATCTCTTGACATAGGTTACTCATGGAGACCTTGTCTTTGAAGGAAGAATGAGTGTTACAGTGATCCAAATTCATAATATAGATACGTCCTGTTTCTGCTCGTTCTTTTAGCAGATCGGAAAACAATTCTTGTGCTGGTATAGTTTTTTTAGAAACAGATTTATCTTTTTCATATTTTACATACAGAGCATCGAACTTCTCTGTGCCAAATGCATCATACAATCCAGGCACATCGTGTGGTGAGAACAGAGTGATGTTTTCGTCATTGATAAATCTCTCATAGAACAGTTTGCTCAACTGTATAGAGTAATCTAATTTTCTCACTCGATTGTCTTCCGTGCCTTTGTTGTTCTTTAGAACCAGGATGTCTTCGATCTCTTGATGCCATATGGGAAAATGCACAGTGGCTGATCCGCCTCGTACACCATTCTGTGTGCAACATCTCACAGTGCTTTCAAATTTCTTAAGAAAAGGTACCACACCTGTGTGCTGTACTTCACCGCCTCTTATTTTTGCATTGATCCCTCTGATCCGACCAGCGTTGATACCAATGCCCGCACGCCGTGCCACATACATACCAATAGCCATATCAGTAGAGAAGATAGAAGAAAGAGTGTCATCGCTGTCCACGAGCACACAGCTCGCAAACTGTCTGATAGGTGTTCGCACACCTGACATAACTGGCGTGGGAATATTGATTTTAAATTGCGAAATTGCATCATAATATCTTTTAACATAGCTCATCCTTTTGTTTTTTGGATATTCTGCAAACAGGGTCGCGGCAATCATCATATACATGTCTTGAGGAGTTTCGTATATCTGTCCTGTGCTTCGATCCTGCACCAGATACTTGTCCACCACCTGTCTTAGACCTGCATAAGCAAAATTAAGATCTCTGTCTCTGCGTATCCAGGTGTTGAGTTTTTTTATTTCTGTTTTATTGTATTTTTCCACAATGCCTTTGTCGTACACGCCTGTTCTGATGTTCCTCATTATTAATTTTAACAGAGGCATATACTCATACTGTCCGTGAGCTTCTTTTCTTATATCGTATGACAGCAATCGAGCCGCGGCGTATTGATAATTGGGATTTTCCAGCGTGGTTAAATCATTTGCAGAACGCACCAGCACATGTTGAATATCTTTGGAAGTGATGCCATCATAAAATTGTAGGTTGGCATTGATTTCAATCTGTGATGAGCTTACGCCTGTCAGTCCTTCACAGGCTTCTTCCACAACAAAATGAATTTTATTAATGTCCAACAGCTCCTGTGTGCCATCTCTTTTTGTAATCTTGATTGAAGATGGGTTCAGGCTCGTCATAATCTTATTGTCTAATCCGGGAATTGAGTTGTGTTGTATGGCAGTATTTATCTGAATTTTCTTATCTGTGGTGGTAATTGTATTTGGCATTGTTACAGTTGTTTGTGTTTGTTTTTAAGTGCTAGTATAACGGACAAATCACTCTGTGTCTATGACAAAAATAATAATATGTGTGTATTATTTTACAACTGACGGTTACGAAATATTTGTAACTTGGTAACGCACAAGAGCTGTGGCGCCTGTGGACGTGGTCTGATACTGCAATACAAATTCCTCATTGCCTGCGGAAGAATCACTGTTGCTGGCCGCAACTGAAAATGATACACCTACATCAGCAGTTTCGGTTGAGTCATCTTCAAAAGCTGGTGTGGTGCCTTCCTTGCCCACAGCAATAAAAGTGCCTGTTCTGATATCTGTGCCTCTGGATGCTTGGTATGTTATCATCACGGATGTGGCGTCAGATGCTCGCCATCTGAATCCCATGTCGGCGGCCGATGATTGATTGTCGGCCAACGTGACAGTTCTCACTGCTCCATCGTGCATGCTGACACCGTCCACTTCTGGTGCTGGTGTTACTGAAGTGGATCGAAGATCAGTTCTTTCAAAAAAATCATTGTCGCTGGTACATTCGTCAGCATTGAATTGTAGCACTGCTACTATGTTTCCTGTGGTGTTGTCGTTGTAGCTGTTAAAACTGTTGGCAACATCGCTGGAGAACCAGTTACCTGTACTCACTATATTTTTAACACTGCCTTGAGCATCTACCAAGATAGCGTGTTTGCCTATGTTGCTCCAAGAACCAGAAATAAAACTCACGTTTCGTGGACCTGTTATCAAACCATTGGATGAACCGTCTGTGGTATCTCCAATGTAGGCACCATAGTAGGCTGTGTTGAAATCACCATTGACTATTCTCACTGATGTGACATCATAACTTAAATCTACCAATCGAGCAAACTTCGTGAACACACAAGAATCAAAAACAATGTTGGCAGTGGGCAATGCGGTGGTGGATCGTACTGTCACTCCCTTGGAGTTGGCCACATCTGCACCACTGGTGGCATAGGTGCCTTGAAACTTGCATCTTGAGAATCGAACATCCTTGGCACAGTCCACAGAGACTCCTGTGTGTGCTGTTCCGTTCTTGAAAGTGATCTGTTCAATGTTTATGTTCTGTACTTGAGCTGATATGTTGGGATAAACAGCACCTGCATTGTCCTGTGTGACAGCAACTGGCGCCGCTGATCCTGAATAATAAATCGTGGTTGCGTCCACACCTTCTCCTATGATGTTTGCATAAGGTGGTATAGTGATTGTGCTGGAAACATTGTATTGCCCTGCTGGAAAGAATAATCTTCGTCGACTCCTTACATCTGCTTTGTCCGCTGTGTCTGTGTACAACTCATCCAGTGCTCTCTGTATGGCCGCGGTGTCGTCTGTGCTGGCATCTCCCACAGCACCAAATGCTTTCACTGAAACTGTTTCGTCCAGTCTTGCCTGTAGAGTCCTGCTGATGTCTACACCGTCTCCTGTTCCAACGGGAGTGGCAGTGCCTAGATAGCCTTGATACACATAATTGGTGGAAGCTGAAAATAACCCGGCCGCACCGGTCAGTATTTCTGTGTTGCCCACTGCTGGAGCACCATCTGCCACTGTGCCGTTACCGATGTACAACTTCTGTTCGTCGATGGCCCATCCTAGCTCACCCGCGGCAAGTTGGGGTAGATCTGTGGCGATACCTCTTCTATTTTGAATGCGACTGATTTGTACTACTGGCACTGTATATTCTCCTTAAAATTTACAGTATTTATGTTAGATAACGCTCTTGTAATACTGTTCTACTCTGCGATACCAACGATCTGACCACTTGTCGTAGTCGTCAATTTCAAAGGATTGATACTCGTTGGCCTGTGTGCAGATGAACATCCTGCCTGTGCGTATGCGGGTGC